ACATTATTGTAGTAATTATAGTCTTCCGCTGTGGGAACACGACTTGTTACGAGTTGTACCATCGTACCAGGAGATGTGAAAAACTCGCGAAGCGGGCTTATCACAGAAAGGAGGATTGCGGATGCAAAAATAACGAGAGCTAGGGCTCTATGGGATAGACGCATTCTACTTAACCTCTACCAATTAGTGATGCTGCCTGTTTAAAAGATGCCGCAGCCGCCATATCACCTTCTAGGGCAGCTTGCATTGCTTTATCTAAAAGCATGGTTTGTTCATCGAGTTTTTTAGGTGTGAAGTTAGCGGGCATTTCTGCCATTTGGGGCATTTGGGTCATCTGGCCGTAGGGTGCACCCTGGAGTTGCATAGCAGCAGTTGTACGATATTGGTTAAATGTAGGTGATTGGATTGGTAGAAGAATCTGTGCATCAAACGGTAATGAAACGGGTTCCATCATAGGGGGCTGCATCGGCATAGGGTACATAGAGGGCTGCATTTGCATAGGGTACATAGAGGGCTGCATCTGCATAGGGTACATAGAGGGCTGCATCTGCATTTGCATAGATGGTACCATAAGATCCGCAGCAGGCTTCGCTAATACTTGTTGAGCGGGTTGACTTGTCGAAATCTTATTTCCGCTTGCATCCTCAAATCCTTCAGAATATGAACGCGATACCACAACTCCTCCAAAGAGAACTGTGCAAATAAGCACAATAAGCGCAACTGTAATTGTTGACATACGCATTTCCTATTTATCTATGGTATAGAAAAATAGTAAGTATAATGATTGTATTATAGACTCTTTAGTAAGGGTCACTGCGCTTACCACTAAAGGGTCACTACGCTTACCACTAAAGGGTCGCTGCGCTTACCACTAAAGGGTCGCTGCGCTTACCACTAAAGGGTCGCTGCGCTTACCACTAAAGGGTCACTACGCTTACCCTGCAGGGTCGCTTACTTCGTTACGCTTACCGCGGGAAGCCTACCAGGTTCGCGCCAATACCGAAGCCGGCACCCTGGCGAGCCGTAACGCCGATAGACGGGGAGACGAGGTCGAGCACGGCGAAAACAGCCGCGGCGACGATGGCGATGGCGACAACCTCCTGGAAGTCCATGCCCTTCCGGGGAACGAGCACGGCAGCGAGACCGACGGCGATACCCTCAATCAGATACTTGATGGCGCGATTGAGAACTTCAGCGAGATCCATTATTATATTTCTCCGTGAGAAAAAAGTTGGGCGCAGCTGCGTGGAAACCCCCTAAAGAAATATACCAGTAAGCCCTTAGAATGTCAAAGGAGACCAACTATACCGAGAAGGAGGACTATCTTGAGGAAGATCAGGAAATCCCTGGTCAGAAGTTCTGTTTACTGAGTTTTTTGAGTCCGGAGAAGACACTTGCCAGTAAAGATGCTTTCCTCTTTTCAAGTTTTGTAAAGGATTACGAAATTCAGTATAAGACGAAGAAGCTTGAGGCATTTCTTGCAGATACAGTTCGTTCTGTCAACTCAAAGCTTGAGGCAGAGGCGGTCAAGTCAGAGAAGCTCGACCTATCAGGAATTGCCCTTATCTGCCGTTCCAGCCAGATAAAGATGGAGGTTGTACTGGCTGACTTAGAGGGTTATGTACGCAAGAATCAGCAGGAGATTAAGTCAACTACAATTGAGGAGGCGTATGATGATTTCCTCTACAAGAATGGTACTCGCCTGGAGGAGGAGTTCTTTGCGAAGAATAATTTTAGGACGAGTGTTCGTGGACTGAAGATTCGTGGAGTCTATGCTTCTCAGGGAGAAGCCGTGGCACGTTCTAAGAAGCTCCAGCGCAATGACACGATTCACAATGTGTTTGTAGGTGAGGTTGGAAAGTGGCTGCCGTGGGACCCGAATCCGAATGCCGTTGCGGAGCAAGAGTATGCGGAGGACCAGCTCAATACGCTCATGAAGAAGTACAAGGAGAATGAGTCAGCGCGCGATACGTTTTACTCGGAGCAGCGCCAGAAGGGCGTGAAGGGTATGGGGGGTCAGAACTTACGGGGGACTGAGGGTGGGGCTGAGGGTGCGAGTAATGCGGCTGCCGATGCATCCCCCTTCACAGCGGGTGTTGGCTCCTATGCGAGTATGTTCAGTGGTCCCGCTGACCTGGCGATCGAGCGCAAGAAGGAGGACAACAAGGAGGACAAGAAGGATTAGATTCTGTTTACAGTTTTTTGAAAAAACATAGAACAGACGTTTACGAGGACGCACCTACAGCACCCGAACTATCCATCGGCGGCGCAATTGAAATACATTGGTCGCGTTGGCAGAAAGTGCCCTCGGGGCACTGTGTCTCACGCTTACAATCGTAATTTGAGAACCCCTGTACGAGACCGGGGAATGTACTACGCAGCCACGGCATAATCAGCAGTACCGCAAATAAAATAACAAGCGCACAGCCCGCCATACCTAACCGAAACATCTTAGCCATTCTACTCAGTGTGTAGAAAGCCTCCAGGATTGGCTAGATCGGAGGGTTCAACAGTAAGTCCTGAACTTGTAGGAAGCATAGGTGCAGCAAGTGATACACAATATCCATTCATACACTTTGTGCCATGAGCACACGGAGCCATATCAACGCCACACATTTGACCCTCTCCTGATTCAAATCCTTCCATGCGTCCTTCAACTGTATACCAGCCCATGAGAACACACGCGAAGAGCAGTAGTATTAAAATCGCAATTGTGTCACTCTTCATTCCTACATCTTGCGAATATTTATAGGAGGTCCCTTTAGTCTACGTGCTGCACTCGGGTCATATTGGTTAATGTCCTCTTCACCTTTATCACGATAATGTTGTTCGCTGTGTTGCCAGAACTCAGGCGCCCCAATACGGAATTTCTCAGGGTGCATTTCAGCCTTATACCAGAAAATACAATCTTCGAGCTTATTGCTTTGTGATGTATTGTCAATGACGAGACATTCATAGTTCTGTGTACATTGGTCCATAACCTGGCAGAAAAACTCAAAGGAGGGAAATGCGGAGCCGTAGTTATCGAAGATGCGTTTACGATTTGACATATAGGGTTCGCGAAGAATGAAAACATAGTCTACGTTTGTTCGGAGCGCCGGTTGAATACCGAGTGGGTACTGCATAGTAATCAAAAAGAAGACCTTGAGCCAACGACCGTTCATGAAGAGATACTTAATGTTCTTATCGTGAGTCCAGGAATCGTCGTACATACAGTCGTCGAGAATCATAAAGGATCGGGGGTCAATCTTACTTTGTTTACCCACGGCGAGGTCCTGCTGGATTTTGTGCATAACAAGTTTCTGGCGTTTACAGAAATTTGCGAGAATTACTGGACTGAACTCTCCATGAATGAAGAGAGGCGGAATCATTTGCCCATAGAAACTGTTTGATTCTTCTGTACCACTAATGACTGTGCCGAGGGGCATATTCTGGTGGTGATAGAGGAGGTCACGAACAAGGGTACTCTTACCCGTACGACGACGCCCAATAAAAACTGCGACGGCGTCTTGAGGAATCTTCTTCATCTCGAACTTGCGGAGGGATACATTCATAGCGGATGCTGCTGCCATTCTGTATAGGGGCGGTAAACGCGTTTTAGAAATCTAACCCAATCCTTAACCCCGACCAGAAGGAATGTCAAAAGAAAAATGGGATGCGGTGTTTCAGAGTATGGTTCCTCCGCCTGTAACACTGGTTCGGCAACATCTAACATCAGAACAAGTAACCCAACTTTCTGGATACAGAAATCTAAGTCTATCTCATCCGGGTTACGGGCTTCTAGGAGTTGGAGAAAATTCTCAAGTATGGCTTGACCATAAATGGCGGTGGCAGGGACAAACCTCAGATGCCAAAAAAGGTGAATGTGAAGTGACTATTGGAAATGAAGAGAGTAGTCGTAGGGAGATAGCGTATTGTAAAATCACCCATCTTTTGGATCCAATTCGTTGGATGAAGGGTCGGTACGAATTCTCAAAGACTCCTGCGAATGTGGCGAGAGCAAAGGCGTGGACAAGAACTCAAGAAAAGCTAAAGGATCCTATGAATCAGGCTTATGTAGAAGCGATCACTTATTTCAGCCTTTCTCGTCTACGTGAACTGGATCTTTCACCGCATTTTCCATTCTTTTATGGCTCCATGACTGCGATCGCAGATACATATAGTTTCAACATTAGCGAAGACTATGATAGTTTTAGAAACACA